GTTTCACGTGAAACATTAAAAACAAAAAATTATGAACATTAAGAAAATTGCAAACGAACTTTGCGTAGAAGTTTACGCAACAAACAACGAAGGAACAACTATGATCATTAGAGAAATCATAGGAGAGACAGGGGTACATGAAACGTACATGAACATCTATGACAAATTAATGAACATGGGAAAAGACGTAAAATGGGAGGTGAAACTATTCCGTGTAAGAAGTTTAAAAAGCGTATATTACAACCAAATTAAAGAAGAGGAGGTATAATCATGGCAGCAACAAATTGGACAATTATTACAAGAAGAAAAGACAATGGAAGAGTAGTAACATTTCCATTATTGTCAAAATGGACATATAAAACAGCAGTAGCAATCGCAAACGAATCAACAGACACAGATACATTCGAAATTATATGCGTCGTGGAAACCAATAAAATAATGCTAAAAAATGATAAAGAAGAGAAAAAAGAGGGCAATTTATAGTATTGGTAGAACAACATTCAACACATTTAAAGCGATGAAAACGTTTGTGTGGTATAACAGCTACACAGACGAAAAAACCGAAGGATTCGAAATAATCGATGATGAAGTACAAAAACATTATATATTCACTAAAAAAGAAAGGAGGTTATTATGCGAAAAGATTTATGACAAAAACGAAGAGTATAAAAAATGGATAGAAAGTATTCAACTAAATTTATTTAACAATGGATAAGAAAAAAATCATTTACAAAATCGTAGAAATCATTTGCACTGCAATTATCAGTATTGCAGCAGTACTGACAGCACAAAGTTGTACTATGTCACTAAGTGTCAGCAAAAATAATAGTAACAGTACTCAAAAAACCGAACAAACGACAACTAGCTCGGTGGATAGTACTCATATTAACATTAATCCAAAAAAATATTAACAATGGAAAGAGAATTTAAAGACATGAAAGAATGCTTTCAGATCAGACCAACTGATGAAAGCGGAGAGAAATGGATGATCACAATTGGTAATCATCTAGCAACAGAAGAAGTGTTTAAGAGTAGAAAAGCAGCAGAGATGAAAATCAACAAAACTGATTGGAATCTAGTAAGTGCATTCTTCTTTGCAATGAAAGAAGCGATTGAGTTCGAAAATAAATTAAAAAAACAAAAAGTACAAGAAACGGAGGAATAAACCATGACACTAAAAAAAAACATTGGTAAAAACACCATTGGTGATAACAAAAAAATGGAAGTTGATCTGAGGACATATAACATGTCAACTCATGACTTATCAACCATATTTAGAAACACTCAAAGCCCGGGAACACTTGTACCAACCTTATGTTTACTGGCACAAAAAGGAGATACATTAGACATTGACATCGAAAGTCATGTACTAACTCACCCAACAGTAGGGCCGTTATTCGGTAGCTTCAAACATGAGAATCACCTGTTTACAGTACCTATTCGACTGTATAACAGCTGGTTACACAACAACAGAACAAAGGTAGGTCTCGATATGAGCCAAATCAAATTACCACAGCTGAGAGCAACACTAACAATAGCAGATAATCCATACCAAGCCAACAACAATCATCCATGGACACAAATCAATCCAAGTTGTTTATTAGCATACCTAGGGGTAAGAGGTTATGGTATGGTAACCGGCGATACAGGACAAAATGTCAACATAGACATAAACGCAGTACCACTAATCGGCTACTACGATATATTTAAAAACTACTACGCAAACACACAGGAAGAAAAATTTTGGACAATCGGAGCAACACCTAAAGTTACAAAAGTGACAGTAACAACAGGAACGGATATATTCGTAAGCGATAATCCAGACAAAATGCAAATACCAATCATCAACAACAAATCAACACTACAATTCCAGCCTGCAGGTATATTTCAAAACGATGATCTAGAATTAACATTCTTCAGTTCAGCATCAGAAACATATCTAACATTTAAACCCGAAGAAATCGGTGATTTCGACGCAGATGGAGGAGATCTCGCAATCAATAAACTACCATCAAATCAAGATCTATACATACTAAGGAGTATGACATCCAAGCAGAGAGTTATAATTACAGACAACAATCTAGAACAATTGGATGAGCTAAGAGACGAAATTCTCTTAACAAAAGGAAATACAGCATACATCGTAAACAACAGTAATGATGTACCACTGTTAAAATCATTCACGCAAAGAATGACCACAGGTTTACTGAACACTACATCAAGCCAATTCGGACTTGCATTAAAAACCTACAATAGCGATTTATTGCAAAACTGGATCAACACCGAATGGATCGAAGGAGTACAAGGTATCAACGAAATCTCTGCTGTAGATGTAACCGATGGAAAACTGACAATGGACGCTCTGAACCTAGCGCAAAAAGTTTACAACATGTTAAACAGAATTGCGGTAAGCGGTGGTACATATCGTGATTGGTTAGAAACCGTATTCACGGGAGGTAACTATATGGAAAGATGTGAAACACCTGTATTCGAAGGAGGTATGTCACAAGAAATCGTATTCCAAGAAGTGATCAGCAACAGTGCAAGCGGAGAAGAACCATTAGGTACACTAGCAGGTAGAGGTATCAGTACAGAAAGACAAAAAGGCGGTCACGTAAAAATCAAAGTAACAGAACCATGCTATATCATAGGAATCGGATCAATCACACCACGAATTGATTACTCACAAGGAAACGAGTTCTATGCATATCACCAAACAGTAGATGACATTCACAAGCCGGCATTAGACGGAATTGGCTACCAAGATAGCGTAAACTGGCAAAGAGCATTTTGGGACAGACAATATAATACAACAGGTCAAATCCAACAACCGGCAGTAGGTAAAACAGTAGCATGGATAAATTACATGACCAACATAAACAGAACGTTCGGAAATTTCGCTGACAATAATTCTGAAGCATTCATGGTAATGAACAGAAACTACGAATACCGATCAGGAACAGCGTTCGGAACAACAGCAATAAACGACTTGACAACGTACATCGACCCTGTGAAATTTAATTATATATTCGCAGATACGAACCTAGACGCAATGAACTTTTGGGTACAAACAAAATTTGACATCAAATGTCGTAGACTTATCAGTGCAAAACAAATTCCAAATTTATAATTATGAAAACAAGAATAGTACCATCATTCTTAAACAGAATGAAACCATGCGAATGTTTCGAAGGCGAAACAATCGAAGAGAAAGTAAATAGAATAGTTAACAACAACGAACCGATCACGGATGGAGCACCTATCATATTTACGGAAAAAAAAGACGGTGTATTACCCGAATACAATCCAAGAACTGACAGGTGGGACATAGCACTGACCGCAATGGAAAAGATGGACAGAGCTAGAAAAGCCAAAAAAGAACAAGGAGTGAAGCCCGAAGATTTCGGTAAAGATGTACCGAACAAACTAGAAGGTGGAACACCAAGTGAAAACTAGCGGAACCTAAAGGGAACGTCATCCGACTTTTCCGGTAGACCACAAGGATATTTGCGAGGGAAATGTAAAAATTTCCCTCAATAAAATCGCAAATGGTACGCATGTGGTATATTATATCAAGTATATAGTAAGACTCTTTTTAAAAAAAGAGCGAAAAATGTAAATTTAAATCATTAAGTTATGTTAGGAGCAATAATGGGAGTTATCGGTGCAGCATCAGCCTTACAATCGGGAAGTAACCAAAGTTACAACGAGGAGCAAGCACAACTGAGACAAGCACAGATCAACAAAGAACAAGCCAAGTACAGTCAAGGACTGGCGATGGAATATTGGGATTACACCAACTGGGAAAATCAAGTAGACCACCTAAAGAAAGCAGGATTGAATCCTGCACTAATGTATGCCAAAGGTGGAGCAGGAGGTCAAACAGGTGGCGGACAAGCACAAGGAGTAGGATTATCGCCAAGTAACCAAGAAGCAGTAAAAGCACAGCAAATAGGAATGGCCTTGCAATTGGCGCAATTAAAGAGCCAAATTGAAGTTAACGAGTCCGTAGCAAAGAAGAATACCGCTGAAGCAGAGAAAACCGCAGGAGTGGACACAGAAGCGGCAAAAATGGGTATTAAATTAAGCGAAGCACAAGTACTTTCGGAAAGAGAACGGAAAAACGTACTGTATTGGGAAGCAGAAGTTGCTCAATCAGAATCAGTACTTAAAGAAGCATTAGCTAATACCGAGCAATTTAACTTGCAAAAAGTGCAATGGGACATCCGAATGGTAGAAAAAGGCTATGAAGAACTGTCAGAAAGAGTAGCGATGCTCAAACGTGAAAACAAAATCGGTGATGCTACAGCAGAAATGCAAATCGAACAGTATAAAGCAAACTTAGTAGATACATGGGCAGGAGCGATGCTCAAAATGGCGCAAACCGAGACCCAAAAAGAAGAAGTAAAAGCTATAGCTGAGAGATTGAAACAAAAGGATTACGAATTGGATCAAAAAGATACCGAAATTATCCAAAGATGGGTAGATTTGGGAATCAAAGGTGTCAGCGAAGTAGGAGAATTACTTACAGGAATCAAAAAATTATCACACTTAGCAAAAAAGCTAAATATAGGAAAGTAAAATGTGTCTCTATCCCAAGTTAATTAAAAACAAGAAATACTTGCCAAACAAGAAGAACAACTGGAATCCTCCAAAATGTGAGGATTATAGGGTGTTATACGTTACGGCAGCTTGTGGAAAATGCTTGGAATGTAGGAAACAGAAACAAAGAGAATGGTTAGTGCGCATGAGCGAGGAATTGAGACATGATCCAAATGCTTACTTTATGACACTAACCTTTTCAGAAGAAAAACTAGAAGAATACAAAAAATTATGCAACAGCGAAGACCCAAATACTATAGCAACAAAGGCAATGCGCCTCATGCTAGAAAGATGCCGACGAAAGTTAAAACATTCGATAAAACACTGGTTCATTACAGAATTAGGACACAATGGTACAGAACGTATGCACCTACATGGACTCGTATGGGGAATAGGTATGGACAAGTTAGTAGAAGAAAAATGGCAAAACGGGATAGTGTTCACAGGAACGTTTGTAAACGAAAAGACTATAAACTACATTACAAAATATATTACAAAGACGGACGAATACCACAAAGAATTCATTGGTCAAATACTGTGTTCAGCTGGCATCGGGCATGGATATACACAGCGTTCGGACGCACAAAAACACACTTATAAAAAAGGGGAAACAATTGAAACATACAAATTAAGAAACGGAGCAAAGATAAACTTACCCACATATTATAGAAACAAACTATTTACAGAAGAGGAACGTGAAAAACTATGGATAGACAAAATAGAAAAAGGAATCGTATGGGTAATGGGTCAAAAAGTGAAAATTGACAACACAGAAGAATATGAAGCACTATTAGAGCAAGCAAGACATGATGCGATAAGATTACAAGGTCACCAAGAACAAAATTGGGACAAACAGAAGTACTTCAAAAGACTAGAGAAACAGCGAAAGAAACAACAAGAGGAAATGAAAAAGTGGGAGAACCACATGTTCCAATCAACAGAAGAATGTCCATTCTAGTTATCGTTTCACGATAACATCTTGTCCGTAACAAACGGACTACACTATGCAGCAAGCTTTATTTTAATTTTACAGGGAGGAAAGGGTAGAGAAAGACAGAAGGACAGCTACCTACAATAACAGATTAAGGACAGGCGTGTACCCGACCAAAAGGTCGTGGTATGCGCCTTTGGCGATATCAAGGTGCTAACGCTCTAGGGCAACGCCCTAGAACCCTGTATTTGTCGCTCGCGCTATAAAAACGTTAAGAAAAGTTATAAGAATCAGAGAAAATTTGGAGAATCAGAAAATGTACATATCTTTGCAGACGTAAGGTTAAGGAAAAACTTATAGAGAATAAGGGTGCGTAATGAAAATTTACTAAAGGTAACTGATAAGAAACAATCAAAGAATGGTAATCTATATATGGAAAATGAACTTAACCTTACAATTTATAAATAATAAAGAGTATTAACCGTTTCACGTGAAACATTAAAAACAAAAAATTATGAACATTAAGAAAATTGCAAACGAACTTTGCGTAGAAGTTTACGCAACAAACAACGAAGGAACAAC